GCAGGTCTGCAACCGCAGTCGTGCCATCAGCAACAGAAGTGGCGTAGAAATCTTCATCTACGACAGTGCCGTCAGTCTGATACAAGCCCACGTTGAAGGTACAGCTACCACCCAGCGCATCTGCTGCAACTGAAATTGCAGTGATAGACGCATTGGAAGGCAGAGGTGCCAGCATGACGATATCGTTGTCAGTGCTGTCGCCAGCCGCCAGAGCAATACTACCCTGTGCAACACGCAGTACACCGTGAAGCTCGTGTGCCTCACTGAATACCTGCGGGGACGCTTCAAAGTTAGCGACCAGAGTCGAGTTCTTCGTAGTCATGGTTTATCTCTCCTCTTAGTCTGGGGTTTCGTCACAGAAGATCTGCACAACCTTGTCTTCCTCCATGCGCACCGATCCGATGCTCATGCAGTAATAGACCTGAGTTGCGTATCCCTTGTCGGCGCGTTCATCAATGCGTGCGCTGATGTCTTTGCCAACACCAAGGGTCAGACCATCTTCAGCCCATGCAAAACACTTACGAATATCGTTAGAGTCCACGGACAGACGGTTGGACATGATGAATTGGAAGCCCATGAAGGTATCCAGATCACCTTGGACGAGAGCCTTTACAGTGTTGAAGTCGCTGCTGGTGACCGTTGTGTCGCCAAGAAGGTCTTCAATCTGCTTTGGGCCTACCGCGATATAACGCGGAATCGACGGATCAACGTCATTGAGATCCATCTTACGCTTTGCTTCACGCAGCTTGGCAAGAGTCAGACCGTCGTTGGACGATGCGGAACCTACCGAGTTTGCTGTTGCGTCAAGCGTTGCGCTGCCAGAACCAGTCTCGCCAGTGTTGGCGGTGCCGGTTGCAGCAGTGATAATGACATCATCCATCGCACGACCCATTGCTGCGGCAGCAGCGCGTGCATAGGAAGAGGTCGGGTCAATGAGCATACGTACCTTGTCCTGATCATCTACGAGATCTGCGTACTCATAGTCCGCAAGGCTCAGACGACGCCTGTCATGGGGTGTGTCCATCTGGGGGGTATCGGCATGGCGGCTGGTGCGCAGGGCAGCAGTAGCCGAACCGATCTGGTCGATGAAGGCATTTTTACCAACAACATTCTCAACGCGAACCGCATCACGCAGACGGGAACCCATCTGCTGTGAAAGCATCTGCACGTTTGCAGAGTACTGTTGCACAAATGCCGTAGTGACTTGTGTAGACATTGGTCTACCTCCTAACTACAGTTACATTTTGGCGATTTGCGGTGTGCTACCCTTGCGGACACTCCTGGCCTTTTTGGCTGGCGTCAAGCCGCCGTCTTTCCGGCTGTCATCAGGACGACTTTCGACGCTACCCTGTGTTACCCAATCATAGTACATTTGTGCCATGTGGGCAGGATTCATGATATCACGTTGGGTGCCAAACTCAATGGCTATCCTAAGACACTCCAAACGTAGCTCAATTTGTTCCTCATCTGTCATGGATCATGCTCATCAGTTCTTGCATGTGATTGATGGCATTTTGCCGTGCCGTGACATTCTTGCTGTCCCAATACGCATGACTCTTATCGTTCATGATTGCGTCAATTTCAGACTGCGCTTGCTTCGGTGTCATGCCATAGTTTGCAGACGCACCGTCAATGCTGTCTTCGCTGGTTACAGTAGACTTAAAGTCTGCCATAGCCGCGAAAGCCTTGATAAAGGCAGGATGGTTGCCAACCAAAGTGCCGTCTGACAACTGCATATCAAGGATGCCGTCACCAGCAAACTCACGCGCTGCACCTGATGCAGCATTGAGCTTCGCATCATAGTTATTGCCCCACTCACGACGCAGTTCAGCTTCTGTGTTAGACGCCTGATCTGCCACTGTTTGCTGTATTTGCTCCGCAGAGTTAGACATAGTAGAACGATAGTATTCCAAAACGCCTTGTGCTTGTTGTGGCGTAAGACGCAATTGATGGGCGATATCTGCGTATTGTGAAGCAATGTCTTCAGTAATCACATTGCCATCTGCTTTGATTTCATAGCCACCTGGGGCCTCTGGGCGGCCAAGCCGGCCATAAATGTTGTCGAGATCTTCGTCTGTTGGGTTGATGGGCAGCGGGATTTTCTCCGAGCCAATCAATCTTTGTGCGTTGACGTATGAACGCGCTAGGTTTTCCACATCCTTGATAGGCCCAAAGCTAGGGTGTTCGCGGATATCCTCCGGTATCATGGTCAAGAAGTCGTTACCAGACCCGCCCTGCGCTACCTCTGCCGGTGTTTCCATCGGCGCAGCATCAGGCTGGGCTACCTGTTCAGCCACTTGTTCTGACATTTAGTCCTCACTCATCATGTTGTAGATATGAAGGATTACTGCACGTTTGCCTTCTTCAAACGCTGTGGCATTTGCATCTCCCGCCACATAGCTTGAAGCACGCCAGTTACAGCGTGCCTCAAGATCTCGTAGTACCTGTTCACCAGCGTGATCACTAAACACGCCCTTGTACATCTCTCGCAGCTTCTTAACTTCCACCGCCATCGCTAACCATCCTCACTGCTTGTGCGGCCTGTGCAGCCGTATAAACGTCTTCTGCGCCTTGTTGACGCTCTAGCTCCGCTTGCTGTGCGGCGGCACGCTGCTGGCGCTGTTGATCGACCTGAGCTTGCGGCAACAGTACATCTTTCGGCACACCCAAAGAGTCCACGATATGATTTACCAGCCCATCTGGGTTGAGGTGGTCACCAACTGGCAGCGATTGTGCAAGGGGTAGAAGTATCTCCAAAGCCTTCATCGTGCCATTCAGACTGCTGGACTTCTGTGCGCGTGCCAGTGGCGATACATATTCAATGTCTACGTCCCTGCCTTGCAAAGCCTCTGGCGGCACCGCAAGCATGTCGTTGCGCAACATAAGCGCAAACACACGGTCAATCATGGGACGCAGCATCTCATTCATCACACGCCCTAGAACCGGCCCTATAACGCGCATACGCTCCTCTTGGCGCTGCACTACCTCAGTAGCCGTCATGTTAGGCGTAGAGGCCGACAGAAGCTGATCTACATAGAACGCAGAGCGGATGGCACCACGGCGCTGTTCTTCCATCTGCAGGCCAATAGGAATGTTTGCGCCAGTATTGAGTGGCGTAATGGTATCCCTTGTGCCACTCCTGAAGAAGTTGAGGCCACCTGGCTGCGTGCGGATAGGGAGAAGGAACCCGTCATCAGGAACAAGTAGCGGAGGATCTATTTGTTTCTGCGCAGCTTGGATGATGGTTTTTGACATCAAGTTAATCATCTTAACGTCAGGCAACGCCACCATCGCAGGTGACCGTCCCATTACCTCTCCAGTTGCCTTGAGGAAGCGCGGGACAATGTACGGAAACTCTTGGAAGCCGCTGATCGCAATCGGCATCTTGGTTTCCATACAAATATAGACTGATGCAAACGGCATATTTTTGTTGTCGCGTTTGGTCGTGTCACGATCATCGCGCGGCATAACAGCATGCAGCAGCGTTACCTCTTCATCTGGCTTTTTCTCGAATGTGCGCTGGATAAACTTGCCTACGTTTTCCAACCCAAAGCGTTGCACAGCTTGCCGTGCAGGGATCTTGTACTTACGGAACACAGTATCAACCAAGCCAAACTGGTCTTCCGCAACGTAAAACTCTGAGATATGGCGCGTGCTAAACCGCAAGTTTTCGCCATCCATCTCCACAAACATACAGCCGGTGCCAAAGACAACGAGATCTACATACAGTTCGTGTACCTCAGTCTCAAAGTTTGACTGATTGAACGCCCTGATCATACGCTTGCTGCTGTCTTCTAGCCAACGCTGCACCATGTCATCACGGCTAATGTCAGGATCTTTCATCGCAAGGTGAAACCACGGCGTAGCGCCGCTGGTAAGCATCCCATGCAGTGAAGCAGACAGAAGGTCTACAGCCTGTAGTGCGGTGCCATCAAAGATAAGCTCCATACGCTTTTCGCCGCGACTACGCTTGCGCACAATGTCGGCTTTGCGTGGCAGCATGTAATCTGCCAGTTCTTGATAGTGCGTATCCCAATTATCTCGACGGCTTTCAAGATAATCAAAACGAGCTACAAGTTCTTTGATGTCGTCCATATTAGCCCCCTAGCAGGGTTGGGGTTTGCCCTGACTGTACTTGTTCGCCCAAAGCACCGGCCACAACAGTAGCGCCACGCCCCTTACGCTGGCCTGTAGCTTGACGTAGGGACTCAGAGGCCAATGCCTCTGCACGCTCGTAATCAACCTGTGCTGGCGGCTCTGGCGGCGGCGGGGGCGGTGGCATCGTAACCTTGGGGGTGAACATAGACATTAGCTACTCCTGCTATTGTTGGCGTAACAAGACGCCATATCCTTCTTCAAGGGAACCTGCGCCGCCCACTCTTGTGCCTCTTGTCCTGCGACGGCCTCTTTCTCGACTGCCCATCAAAATGGTGTCGTCAG